GCCCTGGCCGTTAAGTCGGCCGGGCGCGGCAAGCCGAAAACGACGAACGTTCGTCGTTCCGATCAGTTCAACATCGATGAGTTCACGCGGCTTGGACTCTACGGATTCCGGTCCAAGGATGCCGTCCGCGCGTACCTCAAGGCCTGGGGCATGTCCGGCTTCCCGCTACCCGAGTACGGCCAGAAGATCGAACTACCCCACATCGACTTCCCGAGTACGTCAGACCTGTACTCCGGCAAGACCGTAGAAGACGATGCACCGGCACCTGACGCCATCGACGACACCGATGACGACGACGCTACCGAGGGTGAGGATGAGGCCCAGGATGTCTCTCCCTCGCCCCGTCCTGCCCCATCTCCCAAGCCGCAGGTGAACGTCATCGACCGGTTCCTGGAGGTGCTCGACAAGACCGACCCGGCTGACCTGGTCGGCCAGGACAAGAGCAAGGTGACGCTGCTCATCAAGACCCTGGAGTCATGGCTCGACTCCCTGCGGGAAGCCGCAGACGCCGAGGGCGACGAATGAGCGCGGTCTACATCCCGACGCGGGCGCGGCATGACAATCTCCGGAAGGTCATGCCGCGCTGGCTGGCGTCTATGAAGGCGCCAGTCATCCTGGTCATCGACCGCAGCGAGACGGCTGCTACCAAAGCCCTCATCGCGGCCGAGGGATGGGAACGTGTCGAGTACGTCGCGGTCAAGAACAACTCCGGTATCGGGAACGTCCGGCACCAGGCGGTAGCCGACGCGGCTAAGCGCGGGTACAAGTCCATCATCATGAGCGACGATGACCTGCGGCCTGCGGAGTACGCGCCTATGAACGTGCTACTGCGCTACGCGCGGCGCGGTGGCGTTCTGGGCATCGGCGCTACCCGGTCCTACCACGATCTGCTCAGCAACGGCTGGACCAGCCAGCACGACGGCCCGATGCTATGCCCGTCCGGCTGGGGACTCCAGACGTTCGGGCTGAACATCGAGAACGCGGTGAAGGTCGGGAACTTCGACACGCGCCTGACGTGTTTCGGGGAAGACGCCGAGTTGATGCGCTGCGGACTCGCCCACGGCTTCCCCTGGCTGGTCCACTGCGGGGTGACGGTGGAGCCTATCGGGAAGCGCTACGATCCGGGCGGCCTGGCTACCCTGACGGGCGACCCGGCTGCTAGAACGGTGCAGGAACAGACGTGCCAGTACCTGATCCATCAGCGCTGGCCTGGCTTCACGAGTCGGCCGCCTAAGCCGAGTCGCGTGGCCTGGCAGAAGATGTACGACACCTACATCCCCAACTGGCGGGAGAAATCTCTGATGCACGGAGGGAATCTCTAAGCAGGGGTAGACGTTATCAGAAGTATCGAGTAAGGTCAAGACCTAGACAGTGAGTACAAGAGCCCAGTACCAACGAGACCAGAGGATGAAAGCAATGGCCACCAAGCGAGCAGCCGCCAAGACCGTGGACCCGGACATCGAGAAGGCAATCGAGAAGTCCCTGGAGCCCACCGAGACGTTCACCGAGTACGGCGAATGGCTGGCAGAGAACGTCCCCGGCGTCGAATTCGATCTCCAGCAGGTCATCCTGGCCATGCGGCTGTACGGCAAGTTCCAGGACTATAACCGCGAGAACGGCGGAAGCCGTACCCGTGAGGCCAAGCAGCCCGGCACCAAGCCCGCGTCTGCCAAGCCCGCCACCAAAGCCACCGCCGCCAAGCCCGCTGCCAAGCCGCGCGGCAAGGCTGCCCCGGCCGACGACGACGCCAAGCCGGCAGCGGCCAAGCCGGCAGCGGCCAAGCCGAAGTCCGGTCGCCGGGGGAAGGTCGCGACCGACACCGAAGACGCGCCTTTCTAGCGCGTAGACTCGACCCGAGTCACCCTAAGCAGCCCGGCCAGGGCGTATAGACTCTGGCCGGGTTGTTCCATCTCTACGTTCCGGGGGATTATCAATGGCGCTACCTGAGCCCGTTGACATCGGATCGCTTGGCCGAATAATCCGAGCGCTGCAAGATAACCTGAAAGACTCCGCGCGGCAGGGTGCCGATGAGCAGACGGCTCTCGACTCCCAGTTCATCGGCATCGGTGAGGAAGCCGGGGAAGCTCTCGGCGCGTACCGCCGTTGGCGCGGGTTCGCCCGCCGAGCAGGCACCTCCCAGGAGGTGTACGATGAGCTAGCCGACGTGCTCATCGTGACCATGGTCGGCATCCTCCACTACGCGGAAGTCCAGGGCCACATCCTTGGGACCGGCGACGGAACGGTCATTGAGGAAGTTCTCGCGCGGAAGCTCAACAAGATCTTCAGCCGTGGCTGGATCAACAAGGGCAACGCCCTGGACATGGCAGAAGGTCTACGGCAGGACCAGTCGGCCGACTACCGGCTGCCCGGCCCGTCCGGTACCAAGGATGGCGATCCCTACCCGCCTGACGAACGCACTCCTAAGCCTGACGGCGTCTACCTCAAGACCGATCGCGGCTGGAGCCTGCTTGGCCCGGCCGACGACCCAGATACCTGGACAAAGGTCACGCCGCCGTACATCGTGTGCCTGGGCAAGAACCTTGTGCGGGGCGAGTAGTGGGCGGCCAGGGCTGGGTGGTCTTCCTGATCATCCTCTGTGCGTCCGCGCTCGGCGCGCTCGGCTACGTCTGCTGGCGCTGGGGTCCCAAGTGACCAAAGAGATCATGGTGCGAACGTCTGAGCGCAAGACGTTCCGAGGATGCCCGCAGGCTTGGTGGTGGCAGTACCGTGAAGGTCTTGTCCCCAAGGGTCGGCCTGCGGGCGCGCTCTGGTTCGGTACCGGAGTCCACTATGCCCTAGCCGAATGGTATGACATCGGCTTCAAGCGTGGGCCACGCCCGGCGACTACCTGGAACAAATGGGTAGCGCGCGACAAGGCAGAAGAGATCGCCGCTGGAAAGAATCAGTACGGCGAAACGGAGTATGAGGCTGCGGGCATTCTGGGCAACTCAATGCTCAAGGGATACGTGGAAGAGTATGGCAAGGATGAGGACTTGGAAACCCTTGCCATCGAGCAGCCATTCCAGGTAGACCTGAAGGATGAGGATGGACTCTACGTCTGCACCGCAGTCGGAACCTTTGACGGCGTGCTATACGATCATGGTGATGACGGTATCTATCTATGGGAGCACAAAACTGCTGCCCAGATCTCTACCGCCTTTCTTGCCCTTGACGATCAAGCCGGGACTTACTTCGCAGTATCGGACACGGTCCTGCGTGCGAACGGAATTCTTTCATCCAAGGAACATGTGCAAGGCGTGCTCTATAACTATCTACGCAAGGGCAAGCCTGACCCGCGCGCCCGAGACGACAGAGGAATGTACCTCAACAAAGACGGGTCGGTAAGTAAGTCACAGCCCGCCGCGCTATACCATAGGGAAGTCATCGAACGCAACGCGGGCGAGGTTAACACGCAGCTCTCGCGGCTACGTAACGACGCCATATGGATGCAGGCGATGCGCGACGGCTCTATGCCTATCATCAAGAACACGACTTTCCGATGCCCATCGTGCCGGTTCTTTGAACTGTGCCAGCTGGATGAGAAAGGAAACAAGCGCGCGGTTGAGCAGTACAAGCGAACCGCGTACACCCAACAAGACCCCTACGCCGACCACAGGAAGAGTGCAGCAGAATGAGATGGCTAGGATGGTTCGTGAATCCTCACGACCGCGTTAACCCCAAGCCCAACCCTGAACTACTCATGGTGGAAGACGCCGCCTATATCCCGATACCCGGCCGGACGGATCAGGACAACCATGAGCACGCGCTCGTGGCCATCGATATCCAGCCGACCGTCCGGCAGCCATTCGTGCCAGCAACGACCATCGTGCTGTTCGGATGCAAGATGTGCTCATTCGTCCGCGCGGATACGATCCCCGGCCAGTGGACGCTGGATCAGATAACGGCCTTGCACCGGCAGCAGGGAGGTTACGATGCCGCCTAGGGGACAGCGTAGGACCCGCGCGGGTTCACAAGCTCCTCAGCGCACCCGAGCGCGGCAAGGGGGTAAGTCCGGCGGCGAACGGCCGACGATTACGATTCAGCCCGAGAGCCTGGCCAGCTTCAACGAGACCAAGAACATCCTGCTGTACGGGAACAGCGGCGTAGGCAAGACCCGGCTAGCCGGTGGCGCGCCTAACAGTTACTTCCTCACCACGGAGAAAGGCGTTGTATCCGCGCAGCGTTCTGGGTCCAAGGCGCAGCGGCTACCCGGTAAGGACTGGGACCACGTTGAGGCGTCACTTGACTGGTGCGACCAGAACCTGGACCGCGACAACTGGCTTATCGTGGACTCCGTGTCCAAGATGCAGACGCTTCTCATTCGCTGGATCCTCCAGCGTGAGCACGATGAGCGGGATGCGAGTCTGGACGTGCCCCAGATCCAGAACCATCAAGAATGGCAAAATATGTACATGCGGTTCTGGGACCGCATGATCGACTCCAACTACAACACCATTCTGGTAGCCACGGCGATGCACCGTGAGGACCCAGACGGCGAGTCCCTTGTTCTGCCGAGCATTACCGGTAAGGACTACACAATCAGCAACTACTGCTGCGCCCAGGCTGACTGTGTCTTCTACTACGGCGTGGCCAAGGAAGGAAAGAATAAGAACGGCCCGACTCGGCGTAGTCTTCTAACGGAGACTAAGCCGCCATACTTCGCCAAGGACCGGTACGACGCGCTACCGCGATTCGTGCACGTTGAGGACGGCGACGACGACGCCATGGCGTGGATCATCGAACAACTAGACGCGGAAGCCGCGTAGGGGAGAACAATGTCACAGAAGCTCAAAGTCGCAGACATGGCCGGATTCGATCCGGAAGAGTTGGACGTTGAGTGGGAGGATTCTGACTTTGAATCCTATGAGGGTGAGCAGCCTCCCACCGGCACCCTCCTGCGCGGGTACTTCAAAAAGGCGTGGTGGACTTACACCAAGGACGACACGCCGATGATCAAGGTGCTGTGGGTCGCGGCCGACAACACCGGCAAGCTGGAAGAGTACAACGGCCTACCGATCTGGGACCAGCTGGTCTTCAAGACCAGCGCCGCGTTCCGCTACGGCCCGTGGCTGCAGATCACCGGCGTCACGCTGAAGCAGATCCACAAGAACACCATCCTGGCCGACGACGACGACAACGTGGGCGCGCCCATTGAGAAGATCGCCAAGTGGGCACCGGGCGAGGATGCCGAGGCAGCCGTCATCACCAAGCGCGTCAAGTACAACGGCGACTGGAAGGTGGAGGTGGGCAAGTACGTTGACCCGGACGCGGCCGACGACGATGACGACGATGACGATGAGCCGGAAGAGAAGCCGGCACGTCGGACTCGGAAGCCCGCCGCCAAGGCTGAGCCTGCCAAGACCCGTGGTCGCCGGAAGCCGGAACCTGAGCCGGAAGACGATGACGACGATGAGGAAGACGACGACGACATCGTTGATGAGGATGACGACGATGACGACGATGACGTTGAGGAAGAGCCACCGGCCAAGCCTGCCCGTCGCGCGACGACTCGCAAGCCCGCCGCAAAGCCGGCAGCCAAGACCACGACGCGTAAGCCCGCCGCCAAGCCTGCGGCTAAGCGCCGCAAGGCGGCCGACGACGACGACGACCCATTCTGATCCTCGCTTAGACCCCAGCCCGGCCGGTGGAAGCATTCAGACCACGGCCGGGCTGGCCTCTCCCTGGAAGGCAAGCATGATTACGTCAGACATCGCAGTCTTTGGAATCGGCCCGGCCGGTATGGCCGTTGGCTGGGCTGCTCTCCGCGCAGGGCATCGCGTTACCTACTTCGCTAACACCTCGCAGAAGTCCACCCTTTACGGGTGCCAGTACCTCCACGCGCCTATCCCGCTCGCGGGCTACAAGATCCGTAAGACGCGGGTCCAGTACCATCTCCAGGGGACGGCCGAGGGATACCGCCGCAAGGTCTACGGTGACTCATACCAGGGCAGCGTAAGCCCTGAGGATCTCGCGGGCGAACATGACGCCTGGGATATCCGTCAGACCTATAACGCGCTCTGGGAAGTCGTTACCCGTCATCGCCGCGTCAAGATCGCCCCGGCTACCATCGACCACAACTGGCTGCGAACGCATACCAAGACGATGAGCCAGTTCGCTCACGTCATCTCGACCATTCCCGCGCCGAGTCTCTGTGAGAACCCAAGCTATCTCCAGAAGTCGCCCGGCCATTTCTTTGCCAGCCACGCTATCAAGGCTGTCGGATCGGCGGCCGAGGTACCAGACGGTAACGAATACGGATCAGTTGTCTGCGACGGCACCAACGATGCGCTCTGGTACCGGACGGCTACCGTGTTCGGCTACTCGACTACGGAATGGCCACGCACGGCGAGACTGCCAGAAGTCATTCCGGCCGTCCAAGTCCGCAAGCCGATCGCTACGGACTGCGACTGCCATCCCGAGATCGTCCGGCTTGGGCGCTATGGCGCCTGGCGCAAAGGGATTCTGGTTCACCACGTATTCGAAGACGCCGAGAAAGTTATGCAGGATTCATGGGTGAACCAGTCATGACGCAACCGCCAGACAGCGTTGTCTTCGCTACGGACGCGGGCCGACCCGTCGTGGGACTCGACATCGACGGCACCCTGGGCGACTACCACGGGCACTTCCTGCGGTTCGCGGCCGAGTGGCTTGGCCGGGCTATGCCGCACCCACGGGAGATCAACCCAGGGATGCCGCTCTCTGAGTTCATGGGAATCCCGCACGAGCAGTACCGGACGATCAAGCTCGCCTACCGCCAGGGAGGGCTCAAGCGCAGCATGCCGGCCTACGATGGGGCGAGAGAGCTGACCGCCGCACTCGCTGCGGCAGGCTGCCGGATCTGGCTGTGTACGACGCGACCGTACAACAAGCTTGACAACGTAGATCCGGACACACGGGAATGGCTCGACCGCAACAGCATCCGTTACCACCGAGTCCTGTGGGATGACAATGAAGGGCTGGGCAAGTACCCGGAACTAATCCGGCAGGTCGGGCTAGGATCGATAGTGGCGGTAGCCGACGACCTAGTGGCCCAGCTACGCCAAGCCCGCGCGGAAGGTATCGCCAAGTGCTACCTGCGGAGTCAGCCGTACAATGTCAAGGGTGTCGATAGCGACCACTTGATAATGGTCAGCGGACTAGCCGACCTTCACGTGGCGCTCATGAACGACGTAGCGAATTGGTGGAAGAGCAATGGCAGCTAAGGGACTCATCATCGGCGGGCACGGGGGAATCGGCAGCGCCACCCTGGCAACCCTTACGATGAGGAAAGCCTGGGTCCATTGGTTCGTTCCGACGTATGAGGAACTGGACGTCAACTTCCCGCAGGACATCCTCAAGTACGTAGATGACAACGGCCCGTTCAAGTACATCGTCTATTCGCCCGGCGTCAACGTCCTGCGGTGGATCAAAGATCTCGGCTGGCCTGGTTCGATATTCGACCAGACGTGGAGCGTCAACTGCGCGGGATTCGTTCACCTGCTCGGCTGCCACGAACGGCGGTTCCCTGAAGCCGAGGGAAGCATTGTCGCCGTTAGCAGCGACGCAGCCCGGCGGCCGATGCGTGGCAGCATTTCCTACTGTTCTAGCAAGGCCGCGCTCGACATGGCGGTCAAGTGCGCGGCTCGTGAGCTTGCTCCGCGCTGGCGCGTCAACGCCGTCTCCCCCGGCATGACGGATAACACCGGGATGACGCGTAGCCTGGATGAGCAGATCCCTAAGTTCAGGGGCTGGTCACCCGAGTACGCGCGACAGTATGAGGACTCGCAGAACCCAATGGGCCGTCGCGCTCGCCCGGCCGAGATAGCCGAGGTGGTCGCCGGTACGCTGTTCGGCCCGCAGTACCTATCCGGATCAATCATAGAAGTGAACGGGGCAAGGTAATGAGCAAAGAGATAGCGCGCTACGCCGACGTAGCGATGTACAAGGCCGAGGATATGGAGCAAGGCGAGTACGGCGTTGAGCCCAAGGTAACTATCATCTCGGCTACGCCCAACCCGCTACGGACCATGACAGCGGCCACGATGATGTACTCCGGTCACGTTGTCCGCGATCCGTACGACGTCACTGAGGGCGAGGCAAGGACTGCCCTGGAGGATATGACCAAGACCGCTCTCAAGGCAGGGCTGGAATTCATCGACTTCCATTTCCTGCTTGAAGGCGTTACGCGCGGCTTTACCCACCAGCTCGTGCGGCAGCGGACTGCGGTCTACATCCAGGAGTCGATGCGGTTCGCCGTCAAGGAAGATGCATCCGAGGCAGTGGCGCTTCCGCCTAGCCTGGTCGGCGTCAAGGAAGATGACCCGCGCAGGCGCGTCTGGGACGCGGCCGTCAAGCGAGTCGGCTGGAGCTACAATGCTCTGGTCGAGTCGGGTATGCCTGCCGAGGATGCGCGTGGCCTACTCCCGACTAACATCACGACGCGTGTCCATTACAAGACCAACCTGCGGAACCTGGCCGAGCAGGGCGGCGTCCGACTCTGTACCCAAGCGCAATTCGAATGGCGCAAGGTCTGGATACAGATCGTCAAGGCCATCGCGCTTTACCAGACCCGCGAGACCGCGCCGAATGACGCCTGGGAGTTTGAGCAGATCGCGCGGATGTTCGCGCCTATCTGCTACCGAACCGGCAAGTGCGAATTCATGGCGTCGGTCGATAGGGCGTGTTCTATCCGCGACCGCGTTCAGGCCCACGCGGCTAAGGGTGAAGCATCCACGACGTGGGTAGACATCCGTCCGGTCGAGTGGCTGGGCGACCCGGCCGCCGCGCGTAAGAACGGTGCAGAATGAGCTGCCCTGACCCTACCCCGCGTCCGGAAGATAAGCCGTATGAGGAAGTCAATCACCCGGCGCACTACGGCGGCGACACTCCGTATGAGGTGATCAAAGTTCTGGAAGCCTGGACGGATATGTTCCGGCTACCGGTGAACTTCACTTCCTGCATCAAGTACCTAACCCGCGCCGGACGAAAGCCGGGAGTAAGCTATGAGAAGGATCTCAGGAAAGCAATCTGGCATCTTGAGCGTGAGCTCAAGCGTGTCCAGGAGCGCGACGCACGACCCTAGGCACCCGGCCTTTTGCTGGTGCCGTTGGGCTTGGTGCGGAAGGCAGCGCTGGAGTCCTGCAACTCGTGACGCCGACTCTCCGGATGGACCGCAGGAATGACCAACACCTGGGTTAGTACGCATCACCATACGACGTATTCATTCCAAGACGGATTCGGTACGCCGGACCAGCACCTTGTCCGCGCGGCCGAGTTGGGCTATGACGCGCTTGCCTTCAGCGAGCACGGGAATGTGAGTAGTCACTTCCGTGCGGAGAAAGCCGCGCTGAAGATAGGCGTCAAGCCGATCTTTGGACTGGAGGCTTACACCGGCCCGGTTGAGGAAGAGACGCGGAAGCGTACCAAGTACCACATGGGCCTGCTCGCTATGGACGCGGGCGGTTACCGGAACCTCAACGAGTTGGTGAGCCAATCGTGGCGAGACTTCTACCAATACCCGACCGTGAGCAGCGAGAATCTAGAGGATCATGCTACTGGCCTGATCTGCCTATCCGGCTGTACCGGAAGTATCTTGGCCTGCACTCTGGTCGGTGGCAAGGACATCCCGGATCCAGAACAGCCGCGCGTGAAGCAGGCTATTGGCATTGCTTCCTGGCTGAAGCGCATTTTCGGGAACAGGTTCTATTTGGAGGTGCAGGGATTCCCAGAGCTGGAGAAGACTTGCCAGATCAACCCGATCTATGAACTGATCGGTAAAGAGATGGGCATCCCTCTCGTGGCGACGATGGATGTGCACTACCCTCATCCCGACGACAATGAGATGCAGGTTATCATTCACGCGGCCGACCGGGGCGGCAAGACGGTTGACCAGCAGTCGCAGACGTGGGAGTACGACGTACGGCTAACGCTTCCGCCGGACGACAACACTTTGTACCAGCGGCTCAAGCAGACCGGGCTCAGCCCTGCAGCGGCGAGGGAAGCGATAGAGAACGCGCGGGTAATAGCCGACCGGTGTAACGTTACACTGCCCAAGGCTGAGCGTCTCCGGTATCCCTGCGATACTGATCCGTCCGCGCTGCTGCGGTCGTGGCTCAACAAGGGGTGGCGCGCTCGCGGACTCCACCTGCGACCGCAGGCCGAGCAGGACTGGTACAAGGAACGGGTTAGGTATGAGCTTGGAATCTTCCTTGAGAAAGACTTGTCCGACTTTCTCCTATTCACCAGCGACGTCATTCGTTGGGGTAAGCGTAATGGCGTCAGCTTTGGACCAGGGCGCGGTAGCTCTGCTGCGAGCGTTGTTTGCTGGCTACTCAAGATCACCGAGATTGACCCGATTCGGCACCCAATGCTCCTGTTTGAGCGATTCATCGACCTCAACCGAGCGGACCCGCCAGACATCGATGTTGACTGCAGCGATGAGGAACGATGGAAGGTACGGGATTACCTGGCTGATAAGTATGGGCCTGATCGAGTTGGACAGATTGCCAACTTTGTACAGTACCGTGGTAAGAACGCGCTGCAAGATGTTGCTCTGGTGTACGGAATCCCCAAGCATGAGGTAAAGGTAGTCAGCGACCTGGTCATTGAAAGGTCGGGCGGCGACTCGCGCTATGACGCTAGCCTCCAGGACACCGTAGCCATGTTCCCGAACGCGCAGGCCGTCTTCGACAAGCATCCGGATCTCGCCAAGGCGTACCGGCTTGAAGGCAATACGCGCGGGATGTCCGTCCACGCGGCCGGAATCATCGTGGCCAACTCTCCGCTGACCGACGTCTGCGCGGTCTATGAACGCAACGGCGTCCGCGCTATGTCCATCGACAAGAAAGACGCCGAGTATGCCGGCATGGTCAAGCTTGACTTTCTAGGGCTGACCACAATGGGAATGATCTCGCTCTGCCTAAGGATGGCAGGCCTATCCCTGGAGGATCTCTATGCGATACCGGACGATGACCCGGAAACCCTGGCCGTTTTTCAGAGTGGCGACGTCACGGGGGTATTCCAGTTTGAAGGTCGGGCTACTAGACTGGTCAACCGAGACGTGCATCCTGACAACTTCGCAGAAGTCAGCGACGTCAATGCACTGGCACGTCCAGGTCCGTTGTTTTCAGGGACCACGGCTGAGTACTGTGATGTCAAGCACGGCCGACGTGAGCCCGAGCGGTACCACCATATCACTGACGAGATATGTGCCCTCACCAAAGGACAAATCATCTACCAGGAACAAATCCTGCAGATTGTGCGAGTCATAGGTGGATTCGACTGGGGCCACTCAATCGAGATCAGGAGGATCATCTCCAAGAAACTGGGACAGGCTGCCTTTCAGGTCAGCATGGGGACGTTCGTGGATGGGGCTGCTCGACTCCACGGAATTGACGCCGACACAGCGGAGAAAATTTGGAAGCGTCTCGTCACGTCCGGCACGTACTCATTCGTCAACGCGCACAGCGTGGCGTACTCGATGCTTGCATGGTGGTGTGCCTGGCTCAAGGTTCACTACCCGGCGGAATTCTACGCAGCATCACTAAGCAAGGCTTCCGACGAACGCGCCCGGTTCCGTCTGATGAGGGACGCCGAGAAACACGGCCACGTTATCCGGCCGCCGGATATCAGCCGCAGCCACGCGCGGTGGACGCCGTATGGCCAGGAGCTGGTGGCTGGCTGGTCGATGATCCCCAAGCTTGGAGCCGTTGTCGCGAGCAAGATCGAATCGTACCGAGAGCAGCTGACTGAGACCGGCGTCTATCTCGACTGGATAGACCTGGTAGCGATACCCGGCATCGGCGCCAAGAGCGTGGAGAAGTGGGAAGCCTTCAGCGAGTCGCACGACCCGTTCAAGCTCCGCTACGCAGAGCGCGTGCTAGGCCGCGTCAGGACGGCAATAGCCGAGGGCAAGCTGCCGGTACCGACGCCTACCCATACCGGCGATGAACTGGCCGCTATGGACCAGGAGCACCAGCCCGTGGCCGCACCGGACGGTAAGCCGAAGCGCGGGACGCGGAAGCCGAAGTTCAACGCCGGACTCAAGGTTGTTTACGTCGGACTGGTCCGCGCTCGCGAGTATCAGAACGCGGCTGAGAACGAACGTTCCCGGTCGGGCGATGAGATGGACGTGATCCTCACGCGGATGAAGCGCCCGGATCTGCAGGACTACTGCGTGCTGCGGTGCTACGACGACGGCGATGAAGACATATATATTCGGACTACCCGGTACAGCTTCCCTAAGTTCCGCGAGACGCTGGAGAGCGTCAACGTAGGCCACGACATCGTCGTGGTACGCGGCCGGAAGTCCCCCGGATTCGGAACGTCTATATTCGCTGAAGAGATCTGGGTGGTTGATCCAACATGAGGCGCGACCCAAGGCGTATTCACTACTGGCAAATGACGCATAGCCGGAAGGATCTTGAAGGCAGGATCTGCCCGGCTCACGGTATCCCGGCCACCGGCTGTGGATGGATGCATTACGGAGGTTACATGGACCCGACTAGCAGCTGGTGCTTTGAAGATGACTGCCCGGCCAGTATCTGCGGCGGGCCGCACTTCAAAGTCCTACGCCGACTCGACCCGCGCGCTGTCAATACTGAGCAGTTGGTCATGCGCGCTGAGGAATTCAAGAACTACGACATCGTGTACTGCCCGGCCTGTACCTCGCCCGTGGTCGGCAAGAACGAACGCTGCGGCCATCCTTTCCATCTGTCCGATCCCAACCACAACTATGGCGCCGTGATCAGCCGGGAAGGACCGGGAGCGGACGCGGGCGGCCAGGCCGACCCGCTAGTCCAGGAGCCAACCGAATGAGGAAGCGCCTACGGCAAACCCTCGTGATCCATGAGGCAGTATTCCGCGCCTCTCTGCCTCTCGTCCAGGCGTACGTTTCCGCCATGAAGCAAGTTTGGAGTCCGCGTGCTAGTCGTACCACCATCGGAAATGTCGGATGAGAATTTCATCAAGCATTTCAACGCGCGCCACGGAAACGACGGCCACATTGAGGTGCGCCAGAGCTACCCGGATGAGCTGGCTACCTTCCGGGCATTCCACCGTAGGCTTCACGAGGGAGTCGCCGTTAGCAAAACGGATATCCAGCACGAGCACCGCACCGGCGATCCTGCTCAGGAATGGCAGGACGGAACAGAGAGGCGTACCGATGCCCCGTAACCCCAACTTCGACAGCC